GCATTACCATTTTTTGAAAAGATGCGGATGGATAAGAAAAGCCTATCTGCAAGAAAAGCTAAACTTGGTGGCAGTGAGATCAATATCATTGCCTCAGGGATCAAAGAAAAAGTAAATAATTTATATCTAGAAAAGACTGACCAGAAAGAACCAGATGATTTAACTCTCATATGGCCTGTCATTATGGGGCATATAACTGAACTAGTTAATCTAGAATGGACTGAAGTTTATCTCAAAAGAACTATCAATATGAGGCAACAAGTCATTGAAGGCAAAAAACATCCTTTTATGCGGTGTACTCTTGATGGTGTAATTGAGAATTACAAAAACAAAATTGCAGTCATTGATGCTAAATTTACACTTGGCAGGCCTACTAAAGATGAGGCTTGGGGTGATGTAGTTCCAAGGTTGGTTAGGTACTATGCACCTCAACTACATTGGAATGCCTACCTATTGCAGGAATATCTGGATAGGCCGATTGAATATGGCCTTCTAAGCATTATAAGAGGCGGTGATAAGCCTGTATTAGAAGAAATGAAGATTGACCCTGTATATCAGGAAGAACTCATTGAACTGGGTAGATACTTCATGAACTGTGTTGAATTAGGTTTTGAGCCTAATGAATTACCCACAATGACTGACTTTGTGCCAGAGGCTGACCTTGTGCCAGTTGATATGGAAAGTGATGAAAGGTGGCGGTCTTTTGCCCTGCAAATCATACAAACCGCAGGTGCAAATAAAATTTTTAAAGAAAGTTCTGACAAAATAAAAAAGTTAGTACCGCCAAATGCAAGTGAAGCTACTGGGCATGGGGTGAAAATTAAAGTGCAACGTAATGGATCAAAGAGGTTAGAAATATGCAAAGACTAAGTGAAAGTACATCACAATTAATACCTAAACCAAAGCTAAATACTGAGGTACAGGACAGTGTAAGCAATGAAAATGTATCATTGTTCCAAGCAAAGGCAACATGGATCAGGGATGCTAAAAGGTTCATTATCAAAGAATCTAAAAACCCCTTCCATAACAGTGAATATGCAAGTCTGGCATTTGTACAAAGGGTAATTGATAATGCGGTCAATTATGACCTGATTATGCAGAACACCTTTGAGTATACCGAAAACCAGTGCATTTTTGTCAGTAAGTTGGTGCATTTACCTACTCAGGAAATGGAAATATCCAAAATACCTATGTTACTTACCAAGAATGATCCTCAGGCATTATCATCAGCTATCACATATTACAGAAGGCTTATATGTGCAACGATGTTGGATATTGTCACTGTAGATACACATGATGAAAAAGAGTTTTCTGGTTATCTATTTGATGATGATGATGATGCTAATTCAACAATGGATGATGAAATAGAAAATGAAGATGGGGATGGCTCCGATGAGACCCCATCAAAGCCTGATCCTAAAGTCTCCTCAAAAACTAAGGGATCAGGTGAAAATAAAGAACTTCCCAAATTTAAAACTGAATTTGAGAAGATTAAATATTTAGCAGATCGATGCGGTACTGTCCAAAAATTGAGGGAAATGTGGCAGAAACAAAAGCCTAAAACGCAAGAGGCAGTCGATTACTTCCATACTAGAAAATCACAAATAGAAGGGAAATAAAATGGAAAAAGAAAGACCCAAAATCATGTATGGTGAAGATAAGTTCACTGTATCAATAAACAAAAATAAAGAAAAAAATTTAGATTGGCATTGTGATTATAATTGCAAAATCGTTCTTGGTGATGGGCAAGTCCTCTGGGCAAACCTTTACCAGAAAAACGACACTTGGATTGCAGGCAAAATAAAAGATCCTTTAAATGACAAAATCCCTTTCTAAAGCTGAAATATTTGATCAGGCAAAGGCCTTAACCACTGGTGACAGGATGAAGGCATATGGCAGTGTTGATGAAAATTTTCAAAGAACTGCCGACCTTTGGAATGCTTACCTGCAAGGAAGGGATATGTCAAAACAACCAATAGAACTATTTGAAGTTGGTATTTTTAATCAACTTCAGAAAATCTCCAGAATTGCACATGATCCAACTAATCCTGATTCGCATGTTGATAATGTGGGTTTTGGCGGTATTACAGGTGAACTGGCACTAAAGGTTAATAAAAAATGAATATTTGCCCCAGTTGTAAAACCATGATGAAAACGACAGAATTGTATGATGTTTATCAATGCCCTGCCTGTAAACTTACAGTCACTACCGATGATATAAAAAACATTTACAATTATTGTAATGATTGCGGTGTTAGGTTAGGCAGGGTACAACATAAAAGACGTAGGCCATCTATTTGCTATGCTTGCAGGGGTACAAAAAGAGGTAACCCAGAATTGCGAGAATTATTCAATGAATTACAATTTCAGAATAGTAAAAAAACTCCTCAGGAATTAGGTGAAGATGAAAGATTTGAAGATGATCCTAGAGCCTTGAAAGAAATTGATAATGGAAGAGTTGTCAGGATACCCACCCAGATTAGTAAGGGTGGGATTGAATATGATTAAATTTTATCCTTTTCTTAAATAAATTTTTACACCACTACCACCAAAACTGTATAACTTTTTCATTTCTTTTAAATTGTACTTGTTACTATTATGTGTCGTTTTAAAAGTGCCACCAAAATATCTTTTAACTTCCATTGCAACCAATGGCTCATTTTTATCTGTGCTTTCTATAATTAAAAAAAATGGACTATTATAATTTTCTTTTCTTTTCTTTTCATATTTTATTTGATCAATTGCATCTGATAAATTGCTCATAGTTTTATAAATACGTTCATGATCAGAATTAAAGTCTCTGCATAAATTGTCTAAGATCATAGTGTTTTTTGTCATCTTTCCATCACTTTCTTCATCAATTGCTCGGCTTGTTTCGCATCCCTAGCCTGTTCTAAATCAACAATGGTGTAATTAGTCTCGGCAGTAGTTGAGTGCTTACTATGCCCCATCCTAGCCTTCCTGATGTGGTCTGGAACCTCAGAGATCATGCTAGTATTATAATACTTTCTAAAACCACCAATTCCATAATCAGGAACACCTGCCAGATCACAAATCTTCTTTATATTTTTTCTCATGGCATTTTGCTCAAAAGGCTTTTTACCATAAGCATTTGGAAATACCCAAAGATCAGAATAAGACTTTAATTTCCACTCCCTGAGGATGTTTATCAATCCTTCTGGCAGTCCAAGTGTCCTTACCCTGTAAAAGTTCTTTGTGTCCTGCATACCGCCCTTGTTATCGATAGTTCTTTGTACTGTAACAGTTCTACTATCAAAACTTATGTCACCCCACTGTAGGCCTTGTAATTCGTTTGCAGACAGGCCAGTAAATGCTGAGAACATTACAAAGCATTGGAGATAAGTTGTTTTTTCAACCTTTATCATTGAGGCAATATGATCATGAGAGTAACCGCCTCTTTCTCTTTCACCGCCTGTAATCTTATCTCTTTCCTTGGGATTGTTAGGATTGACCGCAATGTAACCCTTGTTGATGGCAAATTTCATAATCATGTTTAATGTACCTACACAATGCCTGATTAGTTTTGCAGACTTGCCAGAGTTAGCTTTTGAATCAATGAAAAGGTTTATATCACCAGTAGTGATCTTTCTGATTGATTTACCGCCAAAGTAAGGCTTTAAATGTAGGTTGTAATGTCTTTGATCATTGTCAAAAGACCTTGCCCTGATGCCCTTTACAGGCCTGTTAATAGACATCTTTCTGGCATCCAATGCCTTTTCAGCAATGTCCTCAAAGTATGCATCTTGAATTACTTGCACCTGACTTTGCAATGTTTTCTCCAAGGCATCCCTTTCAATTCTAAGTTTTTTCTTATCTTGATTAGTTACCTTCTTAAAATGCTTAGGCCAAGTGCCTGTATTCTCATCCATAATTTTATATTGGAACTGGTAAGATTTAAATTTATTACCTCTTCTAATTCCAGTAAAAACATAAATATCAGTAATTCTATATTCAGCCATTAGTCTACTCCTAAAAAGTTATTACCCCAAAAATCATTACCTATATTGATGTAAAGATCATAGGCCTCGACAACTACATCTTTGTATTCACCATCTATTTTTTTGTACTGTAATATTTCTTTTGGAAAAGTATGAAAGTGACCTCGTATTTCTTTTTTACAAGGATAATTAAATTCATGTTCAACTAAAATTTCATACACATCTTTTTTAGATATTGGAAAATGCAGACCATAATCATGGTCGTGTCTTTTATTGTATATGTATACTTTGTGTGCTTTTTGTAAACATTGTCTCCATGTTTTATACTTCATTAGTTTGCTTCCTCAATAAAATTATCAAACTTGAATGAATGCTTAGATAAGGCTTTTATAAGTTGGTCAATTGTACCTTTGTCAGAAGTGAAAAGGATATCTTCCTCACTTGTGTGGTAAAGCATTCTCCACTCGTATCCACATAGTCTGTCGAGGAACCTGATAGCAGTATAGCTTTCAGCCTCAATGACATAGTCATCACCTTGTTGATGTATAAATAAATCTCTCATTAGTTTGTCTCCTCAATTACGTTATATAACTAATTTAGTTATAATATGCCTATAAGTCAAGAATATATGCGAAAAAAAATGTAAAAAACCTGACGATTTTTATTCAAGACACAAAAAAAACCCCCAAAAACCTAAGTCTTTGAGGGTAATAATTGAAATATTTATTTGGTTGGCACAGTGGTTGGCCTTATGGTTTCTTTAATGTCTTAGCTACCTTTTCTCCTGATCTACCTACTACATATCCACCAACACCTACTGTTAACAGTGTCCATAATTCGTCTGGCAAAGGTATCATTAACTTGCTACCAGTGGCCACTTCAATAAGCGGAAAAATCAAATAATTTACACTTACAATCAGTGTAATATTAAACATCAGGATTGGCCTCCAACTACTGGCAATCCAACTTTCAGACTTGGC